GTCTGCGATTGGCATTGCGGCTCTCGACTGTCGCTAGTCGTTCGTGCTGTGGATCGAGGACTCGCCCGGACCCGCGCCCTCGGGAGGCTTGGGCTGACGGTCACGCCGGCCACGCCGCCGCGCCTTGGCAGTGCCCTTGATGCCCTCGCCCGACTCCTCGTCCTTCTTGGAGCCGTAGCCGACATCGGGATCGCCGGTACCCGTGATGCCCTCACCGGGCACGACCGGACCCTCTTCGGGAACGTCGCGAGTGGTGAGACGGGCAACAGCCTTGTCTTCGTCGCCCTCTTGCAGGTCGCCGCCGACCCGATCCTCTTGACGATCCAAGGGAGACTCCCCGAACCCGATGTTGTAGCCGGCGATGTTCTCGCGCGGCTCGTCCCTGCTGGCCTCGAACTCCTTGATCCGCACGATCGCGGCGGAGGGAAGCACCTTCATGGCGGAGAGGATGTCCTCTTCCTCCATGTCGTCGTAGCCCTCGAACGGGACGCCGAGACGCCGAGCACTCAGCTCGGGCTCGTCACCGGTCTGTTCGAGCACCTTGGAGAGCGAGTCGTGCAGCTTGCCCTCGCCCGATTCGAGCGCTGCCTTCCAGTCCTCCGCCACCAAGTCATCATCGATGACCTCATCACGAAGGTACGTCTCACCGAGCCCGTTCTGGTACACGGTGGAGCCGTCAGGCTGGGGCAGAGCGCCGACCGTCTGATGCACGGTCAGCTCATCCACAAGAACCTTGTAACCCATGTTGTCACCTCCTTTCTAGGGGATGCGCACGTCGCCGTAGAGGAATGCCTCGGGGCGCCGCAGACGCGGGATGCGTCGCGATGCTTGACGAAGCAGTCGGGTGTAGACACCCTCGCCCTTGAGGATGACTTCGGACTGCGGACCCGGCAGGAATGATGTCGCGTCGGGGCCGGTCTTGATCTCCACCGGACCGTTGAGCATCTCAGCGATCGGAGCGCCTTCGATGCTGTAGTCGGTCGTGATGAGGATGTTGCCGATCGGGAGGAAGCGCGTGTGCGCGGCCTCCGTCTTGGCAGCGCCCTGTCCCTCAGCGCGGTACGCCTCGTTGACCGGCACGAACTGCGTACCGGGCGGAAGGAGACGTAGCACGTCATCGAGGTTGGGCATGAACGGCTGCCCTGCCGGCACGTTGAAGTACGTGCGCAGCTTGGCGTTGGAGACGATCAGCTCGGCGTCGGCGTCGCTGAGGTGGATCTTGCGACCCGGCGAGCCCGAGTTGTCCGAAACCGTCTTGAGCCACACCTTGAGATCGTTGATCGGGTCAGCGTTCGCGGTATCCGTCCACGACACCGCTGTTGTCGGCTTGGCGCCGGCAGCAAGCGGGTACGTGATGACAAGAGCCGTGTCACGCTGCTGATACTCGATGGTGAGCTGTCCTGAGAACGCCTGCCAGCGCATCCATTCGCTGAGTCGTTCGTTGCGTCGTTCGAGGATCTGGCCGATCTCGACCAGCCGGCGTGCTTCCCTGGCTGCGAGCAGATCGCCGCCCTGCGTCAGGATCTCCCAACGGCGGGGACTGATGCGATGTGCTTCATCCAGGTACGCCAGCTCGATGACCTCCTCGCGCTCCTCACGACCCGTGATGTCCATCAGGGGCACAGAGGCTTCCGGCGCGCGGAATTGACCGATGCCGAATGCGTGGAGATCTTCGACGCGCATGGAGGCGTACTGAGAGTCGGTGTCCTGCATGGGAGCGATCTGCTCTCCCACGTAAGGCGCCGTCTCCATTTCCGTCTCGACCGGGCCAACAATCGCGTCAGTGAGTGCGGCCTGGTTCATGATGTCGTCAATGACTGCCATGTGTCTTCACCTCCCTCCTAAGTGAACTTGCAGGTTGGCAGGGCGGTCCGAATCGCGGCCTGGTCCGTGGCCCAACCGACGATGCGGTCGGTCCTGAACCACTGGCCGTGCGCCCACATTGCTGCCGGCGCGTCGGACTTGTCGGTACCGTCAGGAAACCTGACAGTGGCCGAGAGGATGCCACGGATCGGCGTCACCGCCGCGTCCGCTGTCACCCACTTGCGGTACTGGTTGTTCGGCGCCTTGCACAGCGGCGTGCCGGCGACGAGAACCCGCTCACCGTTGCCATCGGGGGCAACAGTAGTGGCGTCGAGCACGACCGAGGCCGCGACATCGACGTTGACTTGGTTGACCAAGATCTCCAAGTCGGGGGTGAGCGTCTTCGACGTGCGGATGTTCCATGCCATCAGCTCTCACCTCCCTCTCCTGCCACGACCCCGCGCTGGTAACGCTTGCGCGTACGCTTGAGATCGCGGCCGGTGATCCGCCCGAGGTTCTCTCGGGCCTCTTGGGTCTTGTCCTCCGGGTTGGGCTCTCCGCCATCCTCCGGGCGACCGTGGTCGTCGGTGAGGCTGATGTCAGAGAGTTCGAGCTGCCCCTCGTTGTTGCGCGGCAGTAGCTCCACGAACTTGCGGAGCGCGCCGGCCACGGAGATCTCCTCCTTGCCGGTTGCTCCCGTCGC